GGAAGCACCTATCAGAAAGGTCTCGGCATTCTGAGGAATATCGTCAGCAATCCAAAGGCGAGCTAGTTCCCACGTAACGCCGCCATACCGCTTTGCGGTTTCTCGCGGCGGCAGCGCAAATACGATACCGCCGCACAGGACGCCGTCGTGTTTCAATCCAAGGATCAGCACGACGACTCCTGGCCACTTTCCGATGTAATGCAGTTTGATGAATGAATCAATATCGCCTCTTGATACTGGCTCGACGGTACACGCAGCACGCCAGGTTCGATCAAACAATGGTCCCGCTGGCTTAGGCATACGCTATTAGGGGTACAGTCGCTTCACCGCCAGCACCACCATCAGCAGCAGCCCAACGCTTCCCACCACGACAACCGCCTCGATCACCGCAGCAACGATGTAGCCCCCGGGCGTCATCAGTCTCTCCCGAAAAACAGCCGCCAGAGCATCACCAATCCCCACAGCGCGGCGATGGCGAGGACGACAATGGCGTCGTGGTAGTCGTGGCTAGCGGAGAGTTCGGAAGGGCTCATGGCAAGTTCTTCAATATGTGCAGCCACAGCGCGAGGCCGCAGAAGAACATCAGCAGCCCGATGATCGTGAGCACGTCTTGAGCGGTGCGGTTCATCGGTGATCGCCTGCCCAGATCACACCAGAAGTGGCCATCGGCAAATAGCCTGGTCCGGCCTCATCAATCGTCGCCGGCACGCAAAACTCACACGGCGTCGTGGCGTACCAGTAGCCGATCGCCAAGTAGGCGACGGCCAGAATGATCCAAAGCAGCTTCATGAGTACCTCCAGGTAATAAGGACCAGCGCAACGGACACCGCGATGTCAGTCATGGTCTATTTGCCCCCGGCAGGTAGGTATCATCCGTGCTTTCGCATCCCGCATTTTCCCACGCTCTGTGAGCCTTATTCCAGATAAGGCATTCGCCAGCTACGATAGGGACCACGACGATGAAACTGCTGCGTCTTTTGTACAGTTCGTAGGTAATCGTCACCAGCGTTGCTGCAACCGAGCCCGCGACGATCGCCAGCCTGACCCAGAGCGGGGCGGATTGGTTGGTGTTCATAGATTCAGCCCGCATCACCGTCGCCCCATAGCGGCCCTGGTCTACATGGGCTTCCAAGCTCTATGATCTTCGTGGGCGGCTGCGTTCCATAGTCAGTAACTACCAAGTCGTTACACCATTCCTCGTCGGTTTTGATTGGCACGCAGTGCGCGTACTCGTTATTATCACTGCTATCCATCACATCGACACCGACTGCCAAGCACTCGGCTTGCGAGGTAAAGCGCTCAGGCAGGTCGCCCTCGGGATAAGTGGAGCTGGACTGAGAGCCGTCAGAGGCCATCAGAATCAACGTCAGTATCCAACTCATGTCATGTTCCTCGCGGTTGATGCATTTTCTCGGGTGTTCCGGGGCGTTTTGGTGGATGTTCACGACTTCTCGCGCACGGTTATTGCGTCTCAGTTTTTGGACAGATGCCGTAGCCGTACTTGGCATGCGCGTACTCGCTTACTCCCTGGCACGAAGCCAGCGATGCAATGATGATGGCAATGGAGAGCCATTCCCAATCGATACCCTTCACGGCTTCGCCTCCGGTTTGTCATCGAGATTCTGCCGCTTATCGTCTATAGCCTTCTTCTTCGGGCCGAATGTCGCTCTGCATTCCCCGTATTGGTGTAAGGGGTCTAATCTATTAAGCAGCGCCGATTCACAATCTTCAAAACTTGAATACCAATCCATATTAATCATGTAGTCGCACGGATCTGCCTCTAGACAGAAAATCAACATAACCCAAACGAGGATCATGATGGTTCTCCTGGTTCGGCATCAAGATTATGCTTCTTACCGTCTTGGTACTTCGCCCGTTGGTCGTAGTAGTCGCGGTCCATGACTGGCTCACGCGCTTTTGAGACATGCAAACTGGCGCGAGCCATCCAACCTTCATGTAAGGCGTCGCGTAGGCCCATCAACCACGCCGGATGATTTTCCAACTTCTCGCCAGCAGTAACCGTCCGCTCAAACGTGTTTTTGCGACGGAGCTGGAACCACACCTCAAATATTGCTTCCTCGTCGTGCGTGCTGTAGACACCGCGCCCCCGCTCGATCAGTGTTCGGTTCTTTGTCACCACTGAACTAGTCCTCCGTTCGCAGATGAGTTAATCCTGAAGCTCGCGTTGCTCGGCAGCCAGTTCGCCGGCAACCCTAACGACGTGCTCAAGCTGTTCAAGGTCTAGGCTTACGGTGACATCCATGCCGCGGCAGTAGAACACCAGATAGAGCACATCGCTCTCTGAATCTGGATAGGCGCTTGCGCACTGGAAAGCTCCAGAATCGCGCGCGGTCGGCACCAGTTGTACCGGCGGCAGGGATCGTTTCTTTTTCACGGCTTCGGCTCCTGTGGTAATGCGCCGGTCGATCAGCGTTCGTTCTTTTGTCACCACTGAACTACTCCTCCGTTCGCAGATAAGTTAGGTGGATAGCCTGCCATTCGCCTTAATCGCATCTTTATAGCCCAGAACTTGGCCTTCCAGACTGGCGACCTTGATGCGCAGTTCTTGATTCTCGATGATTGCAGCATCGCGTTCAGCCTTGAGGCGCGCGACTAAGGCTTCGTCATGCGCAATAGACGCCTCGGATAACTGCCGCAATTGTGCTATCACGTCACTCATCATTCTCTCCTTGTGGTAATGCGCCGCCCGCGCCTAGCCTGCGTTGCCGATGTGCCTTGGTTTCAGTCTCGCAAAAGTTTGCGATCTGGCGCAGGCAATCGTGTTCATAGACCGTTGCCCGCTGCGGGAAGAATGCATACTTCCTCCACGGGCTATACCAGCCGATCACGCCGACCCTGAAGCCAGTAACTTCGACTGACCACACCATCGTCTTGCCGGACTTCGACGGCACAAACTCGCGGATGCTGCACCATTCAGGCATTGTCGTTACCCCTAGTTTAGACATGCGCCGCCCACGCCTAGCCGTGAGAGTTCACGTTGGCTCATAGGTTGCCTCGAAGATGTCAGGAGAGCACGGGTACAGTTCTCCGCCGACCCCGCGAATCAGCCAATGGCCAATCGGCACATTCAGCCATTGACGCTCTTTGATATTCCACACGACAACATTTTCAGTATCGTCTGGACCTTCCACATCCTTGGCATCTGCACGGCCCCAATTGTGACCACAGAAATCCTCAAGGCAGCGGTACTCGCCGCCGTTCCATCGGATCGCTTCGATGACGACTGGTTTCTTGCGGTAGTTAGGCACTGTTCAATACCTCAGATTTTTGTACTCACGATTGGCCTAATCCTTCGGGATGCACACTGCTGATAACTCCCCCGTTATCGAGTGCCCGCTGTTGAGAACGCCTTGGCGCAGAGCCGCTGCGGCTTCCAGGCATACCGACTGCGCCACGTAGTCGATGCGGGCATCGATTGCGCGACCATCGCCCCACAGAATAATCACTAACACCCAGCCAGTTATCAACATGACGTTTCTCCTACGGTTTGAGATAAGTTTTCGACTCGATCCTTGTCCATCAACACAAGACCGCACCACGGGCAAAAGCGAAACGGCTTGCCGGTGTACAGATCGCGACCGGCGCGGATGCTTTGAAGCACGATGGGACCGTTGACCTTCGCGATCTCCGGTTCCCAATCCGCGCAGGTGCAGTACAGATCAGCCATTGTCGCTACCTAATGCGGTCTGTTCAAAGCAGCGAATCGCCTCCGCGTGGATCTTCGGGCTCGCCGTCCTCGACCTCCTCCCCGCTCTCCGGCGCAGGCTCGGCAATCGGCAGCTCGGCCTGGTCCGGGTCCGCGCGAATCTCATCGATGGAGCCTGCGTAGTCCAGCGGCCTGGCGATCACCAGCAGCACGCTCGAGCCCACGTCCTCTACCAGCACATCGAGCCATTGAGCGACCGGGGCGAGCTTCAGGCTGGCTTTGATACCATCCTTGATCGCAAGACTCTCCAATGAGCCAGCGAACGAGGTGAAGCCGGCCGATGCGATCTCGCGCACGGCCTTTGCGCTGGCCTGAAGCACGCCCATGCGTAGCCGGTCGATGACCGCCTGCTGGGCGGCCTCTGATGTGGAATGCCAGGGCTCTTGAAGCGTCCTGATCTCATCGACCAGCACGCGCAGCAGATCGCCGGCAAGGTTGGCGGCGGCATGTTCGGTCACATTGTTGCTCATAGGTCACTGTCTCCAAGTAAATTGCCGGTGGAGGGTTCAGGGGTTGCCGCGGGGGGCGCTGCAGGGGCGGCAGGCGCGCCCTTACGGGGCCTGCCAGCTGGGGGCGGTGTCGTGGCCTTGGGCTGAGCGGCGGCGGGCGCTGCGCCCTTGAGGTGGCCGTCCTCGATGACGAATCCGACCTTGCCCGAGCTGTCGACGCGCTCGACCCAGATTTGATAATCGTTCTCCTCGGCCATCGCGGCCAGGATCTTCATGCCATCCTCATCCAGGCGTTCCCCGTTCTGGATCAGCATGGCGCGAAGCTTAGGCTTCATGGCCATGCCGATCGCCACCGACGTGCGCAGGCGCTTGGAAGCTGCGCCCTGCTTGAATGGCACGCCGTCAAGCAGTACCACGCCATCCCCGAACGACAGGCCCGGGACGGGCAGTTTTGCTGCTGCAATGCCGCGCTGCTTGCCGCCCTCGCGTGCATCCATAATCGCGGTCAGGTTTCCAGATTCTGTCTCAAGCTGCTTGGCCTGATCCAGGTGCTTGTTGCGCTCGGCTCCGCGTTGGATCTCCCGCTCGATATCGCGCGCCAGCGCAATGGCATCGGCGAGCTGCGCGGTGTCGATCTTGGCCGGCAGCGCCGGCGCCGCGCCGACCCGCTTGCGCTCGAATTCGCTCTTGGCCAGCATTTCATCGCCTTCGGTCTCGAGCTGCGTTGCGCGTCCTAGCAGCTCTTGGGCTTCCTCCTTGAGTTCATTGCCGCGATCACGCAGCCGGTCGGCCTCGCGCATCACCTCGGCTCGCTTGGCAATCCTCCGGTCGATCTCCGCGTTGTGATCTGAAGCGCCTGAGAGTTGCAGCGTGAGCTTGCTGACGTCCGGGGCTTCCTCGGGCAGATCCTCGGCCACCTCGATCAATGCCGCCGCAGCACGGGCCTGCTTGGCAGCGCCGTTCAACTGCGTGCGGCGAGCATAGTCGGCCTCGTTTGCCGCCTTGATGGCTTTGAAGTCGATATCGGGCGCGAATAGGTGGCCGAGTAGATCGAACTGCGCGGCCGGGTCCATGCCATTGAATTCGAGCGGATCAAAGGCGAGCGCGCCGAGCAGCTCATCGATCACCTTCTGCGGGCTGGGCAGTACGCCGCCGCCCTGACGCTCGACGCGGATCTCGGTGGTGTAGTCCCCGGCATCGCCCTTCCTCTCGAAGGTGCGCGTGACGATCAGCTCGCCCAGGTCGAGCTTGATGTGCGCCTTGTCGGCGCCCTGGTGGATGGGTTCGGGCACCTCCTTGTGCGCCTCACGGTATTCGAGGGCGAGCCAGATGCAGTCGAGCACGGAGGACTTGCCCTGATCGTTCTTGCCCGTGATCTGCACCACGTTGCCCTCGGGCGTGATGGAGATCGCCGTCAGCCGTTTCACGTTCTCAGAAATCAAACTTATGATACGCATCTTTATCTCCTCTAAGGATTGGAACGCCTCGTCGCCCAGGTGCGCTGCGATCTCTCCGATCTAGCCTGCGCGTAAGCTGCCGAGGTATTGAATGTTTGCAGTCCAGAAATTCGTCTACGACGTATCTCCGGGTCAGCCCATGTGGCGATCGTCGCGCGGCGCTTTTTCTCCCGCGCGGCGGGGCTCGAACTCGCCGCCTTCAAGATGTCAGAATGGCGGCGTCTAGCATCAGGCGACGCATAGCGTAGGCGCATTTCTTCGCGCTTCCTGGCTATGACATCTGGTCGTGCGTTGTAGGCTCTAAGAGCGACGCTTTGGCGGCGACGACGTTCCGGATCGGACCACACACGCTTCCACTCGCCGGAGTCTAGGCCGTCGCCCCCATTGGCGTGGTTCGTCATCGGGTGGCCGTCTCGCCGAAAATGCTCGATCCAAAATCTCTCGCGCTCCCGCCAATCCGCAGCCGTGACTTCCTCTATCAGCCTGATTTTTGGCTCTATCCCCGCGTGCAGCAGGCCGCGTATCCAGTGGAAGCGATGCGATTTGAAACCGTTGTGAGCCTCCCATAGGTGCTTCGTCAAGCGAGCCGCCAGTGTCCAGTCCGTCTTACCGACGTAGCGCACGAGAACTGGCTCCCGCGGATCGAACAGTGCGTAAATGCGTGTCATAGTCAGGGTGCGGGAGCGAATTGCAAAGTTGGCTTGCCTGCGGCCTTGATCTCGCCGCCAGCGAGCATGTGCGTGATGAGCTTGGCTTCGAGCCATGCATCGCGGCAGCAGTAGTCGACTACCTTGCCGCGCTCGCCCTGCTGCCACCACACGGGCGCCAAGGCGCCGGCGCCGCTCTTGGACAGCCCGAAAGTCTCCTGCATCACGGCGTCCAGGCCCCACCCGCCATGCGTCTGCGGCACGAACTTGTCAGGGTCGAGGCCCAGCTTGAGCCAAATCTGCTCGAGCGCATCGTAGTGCCGTTCCCGCCCAAAAGCCGGCAGCGTGACCCCGTTGACCTCAAGCAGCTTCAGGTCAAAGCGGCGCGTGTTGAAGCCGCCGCTTCGATGCGTGGCGAGATAGGTCTGCAGCTCGTCCAACTGCTTTTTGAGAAACACGCGCGTCAGGTGCGTCTCGGTGTCGAACGTGCAGCAGCAGGCGAGACCCATTTCCTCGAACGCCCGCCAACCGGAACAGTATTCGATGCCGGGAATTGGGATCTCGCCGCGGCCGAGGATGGCCTTCTCGATTTCAACGTCAAACACGATCATAGGTTTGCATCCAGTGCTTCGCCGTGCTCGTTGTACGCGGCCTCCACTTCCACCGGCAGCTCACGCTGGCTGTCACTGTAGTCAGCGGTGATCGCCTTCCACAGCGCCTGTAGCGCCGCGTCATTGGCGGTTGCCTTGATGGCATCGATGGCACTGGCCTTGCTGTAGTACGGCTCCTTGGCGCTGCCCTGTGACTTGGGAGACGTCGTAGCGTTGGCAGCAGGGGTCATCGTCTCATTCCCAGGCGGCGTGCCAGCGGTCTGTCCGCGCAGCTTGTCCTTGACCGTCTCGGCCTGCGTTTTCGGTGTACCCGCATCGCCATTGGTCGGCGCTGCCGGCATTTCGAACCAATCTGCGGCCACCGACATTTGATCCTTCAAACTGGTATAGATCTTGCGCAGCCGCGCCAACAGCGCCGGAGTAATGGAGTCAAGGCGCCGTTGGATATTCTTCTCGATAATCTCTTTGGTGACACTGTAGGCAGCAAAGCCTTCGAGCATCGCTTTGATCTTATCGGGGGTGATCTCACCCTGCCCAGCCTGCATTGTTAGCTCACATTGCTTGACCGCAGCTTCCGAAACATCGATAGGAATAACTGCCAGGATGCAGGCGCGTTTACGTCGAGCAGCCATATTGGCAAGATGCT